TGGATGGGAAAATATTGTAGAATCTGTTATGTGCTGTAGCTGTAACGGTGATGGTCGGATTTGGGTAGATAATTCTAAATAATATTAGGCAGATGGTGGTAACTGAGTCCCAAATGTAATACCCCAACTACGATAAATATCTTCACGCATACCCATTCCGTCTGGATTATAGACATGTCCAAATCCATCATCTTTAAACAGAAAATTATTATAAAAGTCATCACTACCTAATGACCAATTTATATTACGGTCACCATCAGTAAAATTCTGTAATAAATAATATTTTTTGTAACTTATTTCAGAATCAGTGCGATTTGTAATAACTAATAGACCACCCGTTTGTTTACAAAACTCACCAGCTATAGTATTAAACTCATCAAACGTTTTCCCTGAAACTGTTACACCACGTCCTTGTATTTGTAATTCCTGATTATTAATACTATAATTACCATCTTTCCATACATCGCCACTACCACCTGGTGGTGCCTGTGCTATATATACCCAATAGGCATGTAAACGACGTATATATACTCCGCCTACAGAATAACCACCGATTAAAGGTATTTGTTGTTTAGTGAGTTCCTGTGTATAACCATGAACAAATGCGTCGACATAACTATTAAAAATAATTGTATATCTATAAGGAATATCATAATCATTCAAGTCCATCAAGCTAACAGTTTTCTTAGTATTAAATGGAACTGGCAGTACACCGTCAGGAATCGTATATTGTATATTTAAATTTCCAGATATATCACTATACAAGGTAGATAAATCTGTATTTATTTGTATACTTGTATTTGCCAAACGATTTGCTACACTACCAAAATCTTGTAATAAATTTGGTCGTGGCGGTGGACTAGTATTATAAGAATTCACAATTCCTGATAGAATTGCCGCAACAACTGCTGGTATAGGATTTGTTAAATCTGCTGCATCTGCTATATCAGCTAAGGCAGCAAAAAATATATCACCAAATAATCCAAGTCCATTATCTTTACTATCAGGTGAATTGCTTAACTGTCCAAATACTGTAGCTGTTTTGAGTGTACATAATGGAAGTGATTCATTATTTAAATCTATAAGTGTACCAATATTGCGTTTTATACGCTCAATATTGACTGACATAGTATCTATTTTTAATATTTTAAATAATTTTTAGACCGATACATAATAAAAAATTGATTTTTATGATCTATATGTCTAATTGTTACCTTTCATTATGTACATTGGTTATCCTATTTCTTTTGACACAGCATGTACTATATTCCACCTTTCCCCAGAAAATATTACAATGAAAGAGTTTGTACTCTTTCTTTCACAATACGGTCTAACGTTTACATTTTATGATAAAAATGTATTTATTCTTGGTATAGTTATGAATGACTTTCATCCTGGTCATAAGCCTACTGTTGTTAATGATGCTTTAGAAGTCATTGTTTTGTATAAAAAACAAGTTACCGATGCCTTAACTAAGGCTGCTGCTGATTTATCTGACTTTGAAATTGAAATCATGGAAGATGTGCCACAACGTGTCTACAATCCTCAGCCTTATCTTATTGCTTAATCATTAACTGACGACCGTTTGTCGTTTGTAACCAACCCTGAATATCTAACAATCCACCATGATGTTTTTTATGGCAGTCGTCGCAAAGTGTTACAAGATTATGAGCAACGTTTTTATGAACACCTGGTGATATATATCCATCTGCGTTAGCTGCTGCCTGTGGTATAATATGATGCGTCTCTAAATCAGAACGTTGACCACAGACTTCACAGGCCTGAACGACTACTCTGGCATTATATGAACTGAGCTTGGCACCAGCATCCGTAAATAATTGTTTTCTAAGATGAAATGCCAACTCTAAAAACTCGGTATCCATATCCAACCCACGACAGACTTCAAGACCATACATAGGTGACCCACATCCCTGCTTAAATTTTCTATCATATATTAAAGTATGAGTATGAGCATCAGGACGAACTGTCAAATGATAAAACTGTATTGCCGAATTAGATTTTATTATGTTAATTTCGGCCAATTCATGTAAATGTGTTGCAAAAAAGAAATGAGCATTACGTTTAGTTAATGTATTTATGCCTGCTGCTACAATTGCTGTAGCACTGGCTGTTTCTGTACCAGCACATAATTCATCACCAATAACTAAGGTACGATTATCGGCTGACTTGAGAATTGAACGGAATTCAGTCATTTCTACAACAAACGATGACATACCTGCCCATAAGTTATCATTGCCTAGGATTCGCGTAAATAATTTTGTATAGGGAATTAAGGTCATATGAGTCGCTGGGACTGGCATACCACATTGAGCCATGACAATAGCGAGTCCTAATGCCTTACCAAGAGAAGACTTACCAGCAGCATTAACACCATATAATAAAATACCAGCTGATGTAGTAGCTAAATCATCCTGAGGAGATGCTGATGTTGCCAATGAGCCATAACCAAGACTATGAGGTATATAAGCTGTACCATTATTGAGTCGCTCAATAATAGGATGTCTAAGATTTTGGATATTAAATCCTGATGGTGCTGCTTCAGATGATTCCTGGTATGTTGGTCGCACATATCCATAAGCATTAGCAACAGAAGCCAATGTACATTCAGCATCTAATTGTCCTAACCAATCAACCATGGCGTCTAACATATCATTATCAATAGCCGATTCCATCCAAGCTGACCAATCAGATACCCAATGTTCGGCAACTAACGTCTTCCAACGACGACGTAGTTCTATACCACGACGGTTTGCGTCTTCTAGGGCTTCGCATGAAAGAGTAACCTTTGTGGAGGACCCACGTTTTATATGCGATACAACTTGTTTGCGACGAGATTTAGATGTTGCCTCTATTCCTTTAGCACGTCGTTCAGTTGTTTGAAATGTAAATGGTGTATCATCATTGAGTGTCCATGTAATAACGTCTTTTTCTTCCAAGTCAGATTCCCACTGCTGTTTTAGCGTAAGCATACTACGTTCTAAGGCTATCCATTCGTCTTCGCAGGTATCCAATTGTGGGTGAATTCTACGTCGCCATGGATGAAATGACCCAACTGCAATACTATCTGAATTGATTATGCGATTGGCTCGAATGCGTTCAATGTCCCAACATGATAAGAGAGATTGAATATGATTTAAAAAACCTGGTTGATTTTGGACACCGCATAATGTTGATGCCGTAAGTTCCAATAGGCGTTCTGCTTTTTCATAAATAACTAAGAGTTTTAGTAAGTCATCCGTAGTTCCATGTTTGAGTTGGAAGCGACGATAAAGTCGTGATAGGTCAAACATTCCTCGCAATTGGTTTTCTAGCGGTTGACGTTGAGTATCTACACGAAGAGCCTCAATACGTTCCTGACGGGTATTGAGTTCATCTATTTGAGCAATTGGTTTCAGGCATCGTTCGCGTAATGAACGACGACCCATGGGTGTTGTAGCCTTTTGAAGCCAATATAGGAGTGATTCATGTTTACGCTCAATATGACTTGGAGTCATGGCAAGTTGTTCCAAGGCAGCATTTCCTAGTAAAACGGTATCTGCTGCGGACCACATAATATGACTATGAAGATTTACTAAATAGGATGGATTATGATCTTTCATAAATTGTAATAAATAATATAAACTTCGACGGGCATAATGATGATATGTTAAGCCAAGATCTTCAAGAATACTTAGTGCCGTTGAATGTTTATACATATCAGCCAAAGCTGCTATACGTAATCGTTCAGCGGGTGACGTTGAATCTTCTTTGGGATCAACTTGTCGTACATGAATCAGTGGACGTACACCAGCTGTAGTACCCATAAATAATGCATTTAAATCATTTATAGTTGGAACAGGATCCGTCGAACACCAATAGACAATCACTTCGGCTGGTGGATACATTGCCCAAAATGGCTGAATCGTATCCAAAACTGGCTTGCCATCAATAAGCGGCAGTGATGTTTCACAACTTGTAGCCTTGCCTGTCATTACATCAAAGGCACTACTACCAATAAACCACTGACGTTTTTTATTATGTGTAAATGGTTCTATATAGACAGACAATAAAATTTGTTCATCACTACGAATAGATAATCCACCTTCACCGTCCCAATATGTTCCAGGACTAGCTATATGATCTAATGTGCGACTTTCAACGGCACCACTTGCATCTTTATTTTGTACATACACAACAACTGTATACCCTGCTGCTACAAGAATACGCTCAAACTTAGGTAATGTATAATCAGGAAATCCCCAAAAAAGACGTGTTTTTGTTGGATCGGTGGATGGTTTTGGATCTACTGTACAACCACAAAGTTCGGCCAATATCTGAACATTTGTACGAGCTACGCCGGTTTCCTTATCAACAGAATCATAGACTTCAAAAAAGACGCCTACTTGAAGTAAGATAGCTGTTTTGGGACCAGATTTCGCAACGTGTTCATCAAAATGTTTGAAGTACAAGTTTTCCATGGCCGGCGGAGCCTTTTGGGTTACCTTTTTTGGAGGCATCTTATCATTTATATAGTGCGATTGGCTTTAGATTGCGGCTTTTACATCATTTTCAGATTGTTCGGACCAATCAAGAATAAATGTACGTTCAACAATTGTTCCCTCCTGACTTCTGGTTTCTAAATAATTAATTCTAATATCTGGATATTCTTGATGAAGTAAATCTAACAATTCCATATTCACAGAATGGCGTGTTATAAGATTATTATAGGAACGAATATATTTTTTACAAAAAAGAACATACTCTAAATTATCTGGATTAAATCTGCAGTTTTTTTCCTGTTTATAAATTGCTTCACGTACTGTTTCCCAAACACGATTTAATACTTTATCAAATATATTATATTTTTCTAAATCTAAATAATTATTTGTAAAGGCTTGTAAGTTTTCTCGTGATTTGACAATACGACGACTGTCCATATCTGATATAAATTATATATTTAACTTTTGACTATTCCGCAATGATAGTTTTTGACATATCACACACACGAAAACAAATAACATGAGTCTTATACCACGCCCACATAGCAATTAGGTCTCCTGATAATACATCGCCAGGACGATAATGATGAATCTTCTTGCGTTGTAGAATCTCTAGAATTGTTTGACGCATCTGGGGGCCGTGCGAACGTTCGAACGTATAATCCCATACCGGTCGCCATGAATCTGGAAGGTCAGAAGGAAAGGTACAGTCATACATCGTAAAAGAAGGTAAGAGGTAAAATGAAGGCATAGTATGTTAATTGTAATCATAATGTTTCAATTTTTTCTTAACCCGAATGTAGAATGGCCAATCGTCAAACACGTCGTGTAAAGAAGTCAAATCGCACTCGTAAGGCACGTAGTAATCTAAATCGTCAGAATGGTACGCGTCGTTTATTACCTAAACTCGATAACGGAAGTGAAATCGTACGTAATTGGATGTCTGAAGGTAAAACAAATCAAAATATACGTCGTACATATTTAATGAATCCTATTATTCCTGGCCGTGTGAAAAATCAAATTATGGATGCATTGAATCGCGTCAAAAATACTGGGTCTGTATATCCTTAAATATCACATTTAGCAATTAAAGGACATTTATATAATAACTGATGATATATAACAAGTCCTAATAAATATCTGGCCTTTAAATCATCAATCTTGTAATAATCATACTTTTCCCAAAAATCATGTTTTAATTCATGTGTACCATCATATGTTTTCGCATACTTATCCAAATTTGGTCGGTCAAATAAATACGCATACTCCATTTCCATTAAACGCTGATGTACAAATTGTATATCTGACTCTAACCACATAATGTCAAATGTACCTTCATCTTCGTTAAATATATGACGTCCGCCATAGTAGTTAATGTCTTGATTTTCCTGGATACCGAACATTAATTTATAATCAACTCCAGTATTGAACATTAAATACCGACCCATGTTGGTTTTGAAATAATTAGGTTGAACATGTTTAGGCCATTATAATCTTTATCCATATTAGAGCAAATATGAATGCAATGAATCTAAATAAGACTCGCAAGGCTCGTACACCCAAAGTGAAGCTTTTTACGGTAGACACACGTAAGCCAGACGCTGCTGCCCAACTTGCTGCGTTAACACCCGAACGCGGATTTGCCGAACTTGTCAGTCGTCGCCCAACTCGTAAAGCACCTGTCTTCCGTTACTTCTATGCTGTTGGTGTCGCTCCATCTGTCCCGGCCAATAATTACGGTCCAGTATCTGCTAATGATTCCTTAAACGACCTAATTGGCAAGATGGCCCAAGTAGGTGTTAGTTCAGCCGATGAATTCGATGAACTTGCGGACTTATTTGAACGTAAGGCTGCTATTGGTGGACGTCGTCGTCGTCGCAATACACGCAAAGCCCGTAAGAGTCGCAAGGCAAATCGCAAGCACTAATGGAATGAGTAAATCTAAAGTCCTGTGACTCTGATTTCGCATTGTCATAGAGTTTAATCGTATCTGGTATGGATACAAATCCTAATTGCTCATAAAAATCATACAATTTATGAACAGTTTTCCTATTACCTACTGCATTTAACCGAATAGGCAACTTTAGCCGCTGAGCTTCATGTTGAAGTAAACGAATTAAATCAGCACCAAGTCCTTTGTATCCTGATACATTTAAGATAGATTGAATAAATATACAATCTTCTTCAGGTTCCCATGGATGTCTGCGAACTGTTATAAACATTACAATAAGCAGTTTCGCAACGGTAATATTTTGGTTATTCAAGACGACAAATCGTAGGATTGGGTTTGTAATCGAATTTTGATTGTAGGCTAACGGATAACCTTCTAACCGACCAGACTGACGAATTTTTATAAGTAGGCGATCCATGAGATGTCCTACTTATATATATAATTAGTGTCTTAAATCATTCTGCGGCATGAAGCAATAAGTAATCACGTAATATATTACGCATCATCTCTTCTGGTGGCTCCTGTGCCTTGGGCTTTAAAACCCCCTTACGTAAGAGTGTTCGTTTAACAACAGCAATAGGCATAGCAGCTATCTTTGCCTTTAATGTACGACGCATACGACGTGTCTGGTTGTTAGGACGTAATGTAATATTGATTCGACGTTCTTTAAATGTACGCTTTGCTCTGACGGGCTCCGGGCTTGATTTTTTAAGGAGGGGGTCGGTTTTGACAACAGGGGGGATGGGTACCGTAAATTTAGGCTTTTTAAGGGTATGAGCAGCTGCTACAGTAGTAACACGCTTCTTATGAGGTACTATACGTAAAGTAGTTGTAGGGGACGATGGAGCAACTGGGATAGTTGGAACTTTCTTTGCCTGTAGCTTTACGACTGAGGCTCCACCGTTATGTATAGGTGTAGATACAATAGGAGCAGATGCTGGTAAAACTGGCATGATAGGTATAATGGGTTGGGGTACTGGTGTAGGCATAGCAATAATAGGTAACGCATTAGCAGCTGTATCTGTTTTGATAGCTACAACAGCAGACGGTGTATCTGTAACCTCTACAGGATCCATGAGACCGGCTCCACGACGGCGACGACGTGTCTTAGTCCGGAGAAGTGCTTTTTCATCCTGTGGCTGTAGGCTAACCGTCACATCTTTGTATTCTGACATTTTTGTCCTGTGCTTAGTATGGATGGTCATTAAAAATATTTGACTGAACGCATAATGTATATGGATAATGTAGACTATGACAAATTTTGTTGCACTTTTGCGGGTCAAATGTACGAAACTTGCTAAGCAGTTTTCGTATATTCATGTGCGAAATGATAGAGTATAAAGAGCAAATAATATATCATACCTTATGTCATCAGGCGTCTGAATTATATCCATCGATTAATATCATTTATGGAATAATATCGAATAACATTTTCCATTTGTTTTGAAGTTGGGGTCAATGGATAGGATGAGGTGCCAGTATTGTATTTACGAAAAATGTTGCCTGTAATAACATCAATAGGTCTGAACTGATCTAGAATATTTTTATATAATATATGCCGCAGAATAATTCGCAACTTAGATCCTTCCGCTTGCGTATATGTATAATTCCATACTTGGTGCCAGTTTGAAGGTAAGTTCAAGGGATATGTCATCTGCTTAATTGTTTCAATTTTTTATACAAGAGTGGTTTAAACATTGGACAAATTTGATGATAAGATCAATCGATACCTGGAAACCAAATAAAAATGGACTCTGCCTGGAAAAAAATCCTTGACCTCTATTTCGCTCAGCATGATAACCGACAGATTATTTATCACCAAATTGCTTCGTTTAACCACTTTATGGATTTTGATGTAGTCGATACAATTTTGCGATCCTGTCCAGTTCGTATTGTTGGCTCGCCTGATTTGACCTTGACTGGAACTACACGTGCAGCTGCTGGTACAGCTGGTACGGCTATTCGTGTATCTGTAGAAAATACAACCGAAGCACCATCTGGTACGGCACCGGCAACAGCGGTTCCTGGTGGTCGTGCTCCAGGTGGTGGTCCACCTCGTGAAGTTGAAGTTATTGTAAAATTTCAGAATGTCAGTATTCGTAAGCCAACTATCTTTGAAAATAATGGTGCCTTGACTCCAATGTATCCAAATGATGCTCGTCTTCGTAACTTTACGTATGCTGCACCGGTATATTTGGATATGGAAGTCACAACGACCTTAACAGATCCTGGCAAGGGAACAAAGGAAACCCGTGTACGAACACTCCAACGGGTATTGGCCGGCAAGATTCCTGTGATGGTGGGTTCGAAGTATTGTCTCTTGTCTGAAAGTCCTGAAAAACATCCTCGTGAACTCGGTGAATGTTCAGCAGATACATTTGGTTACTTTATTATTCAGGGTGGTGAACGTATTATCTTATCTCAGGAACGTATGGCAGAAAATCGTATGTTTGTATTTCGTAATAACAAGGCCAAAAATAAGGAAGCAGAAATTATTGAATGTAAATCTATTGGACCAGACAATGAAGGTGTTCCCAAAAATGTGGCAGTAAAAATTATTTATAATTCTAAGATTGCGTCTGGACCTGAACATATTCGTGTAACACTCCCTCGTATTAAGGCTGAAGTCCCACTCTTTGTAATGATGCGTTGTCTAGGTGTAGAATCAGACAAGGATATTCTTGAATTAATTATGGGAACCACAGACAATGACTATGATATGATTTTCCAAGAATGTATCTTTGAAGCAGCAGATATTCGCACTAAGGCGGCTGCTTTGGATTGGTTACAAAAGCATATTGGTAGCGGTGGCGGTATTCGTGAACAGTTAACTGCCTCAACCTTAGGTACGGTCAAGGCTCCCAAGGAGCGACAGATTACTGAAATTATTGCTGAGGAATTGCTGCCCCACATTGGTGGTGCGGATATGATGTTTGAAAAAGCCTGTTTCCTAGCAGCCATGACAAAGAAAGTTCTTAATGTATACCATAACAAGATTTCATATGATGACCGTGATGGTTATCCAAATAAAAAGGTAGAATTACCTGGAAATCTTTTGGGTAATTTATTTCGCTTCTACTTTGGTACCAAAATGATTAAAGATATGAAGTCAACAATCATGAAAGAAATTCACAATGGTGCTTGGAAAGCTAGTGGTAAGTTTGAAAATATTATTAATACAACAAATGTCTATAAAATAATCAAAACAACAATTGTGGATGTAGGTATGAAATCTTCGTTAGCCACAGGTAATTTCCAAATTGGTAAGATGGGTACCAAAACGGGTATTTCACAGGTCATGAATCGTTTGACATTCTTGAGTGGTATTAGTCATTTACGTCGTTTGTCAACACCCATTGAAAAGACGGGTAAACTTATTCCACCGCGTAAGCTTCATAATACGCAATATGGCTTTATATGTCCAGCCGAAACACCTGAAGGACCTTCTGTCGGTGTAGTCAAGAATTTAGCGTCTACCTCAAATGTTACGTTGCCATCGTCCCCAAATCCAGTACTTCGTATTCTGTATGATGAACTTGGGGTCAAACATTTACCAGATACAAGCTCTGTTGAAAAGCAATACGCTTTGCGAGTCTTTATTAACGGTGCCTGGATTGGTACACTTCCTGGTGGCGATGAGGCTTATCGTAGTGTACATGCACTCAAGATAGCCAAGCGTGCCGGTCGGATTAATCCATTTACATCCGTTGTCTTCAATCCTAGCAGTCAGGAATTATGGATTAATACTGAAGGTGGACGTCTTGTACGACCACTCTTTGTAGCAGATGCGATTCGAGAAATTCTATCTACAAATTGCGAAAAGCCATGGGAGCGATGTGGGTCTTGGAATGAACTTATGGCTTGGGTCAGTCCTAATGGACATCATCTTATGGAATTTGTAGACCCAGGTGAATCCGAATATTTATATATTGCCAAAACATTGGGTAAATTGG